CCTCGCTACCGTGGAGTGTTCTCGGACGACCACCTGACCGCCATGGCCTATGGGCAAGGGCGCGTGGTCGAGGCACGAGACGTGGTGTTCGTTCATGATCATCCAATGTGGACAGGAGCCAATATGGACGACACATACGAGCGTCAGAATGCGCCTGAGAGATACCGGGACGGTCAGCGAGTGTTTGCCAGTCTGGTGCCAGCCGAGTACCAGCATTGGCCCCGCAAGCCGTTGCCACAACCCATGTTGGATCTGCGCTATGACGCTGCGTAGGACGTGCAGACCGTCGTGCTGGCTGACTGAACCTATGCTGACCGACGCTATGGCCTACCCCACCCCCCCGGGGGGCTTAGGAAGTCTACTTAGGGCTATTCTAGGGGTAAGGGTCAGCGTGGTTGCGACGTTTTCTCATGGGGCATCCCGGCGGGCGTCTCACTTACGAAAGAATCATAATTGCAACATCCAATGACAAAGAAAACTTCAGCGCGGCTGAATAAAAACAAAAGAATTGTCCCGAGCTTCGACGCGATGACCAGCGCATCGAAAATTCTCGAGATCCCAATGGCCGAGATCAAGCGAGCAAAGGCCGGTGGCTGTGTCGGCTTTCGCTGTGGGAGAATCTATCGAGTGGACCTGCTTGAGTGGCTCAAGGACAACCCATTACCTGCCGGAGTCGCGCCGACAATGAATAGCGAAGTCACCGACGCTGAGATGGAATCGCGCAAACTCGCAGCCCAAACGCTTAAGGCCGAGCTCGAGCTGGACAAGGCCAAGGAGCGAGTCATTGACCGTGACCTGGTCAAGACCGAATGGACGACGCACCTGACCAAGATCTTTGAGATCCTCGACCAGTCACTCGACCGAGGCATCTACAACTCCATCGCCAAGGAGGTAAAACTCTACCTCGGGCAATACGCGAAATAATGGCGACCATCGAAGAGAACAAACGGTGGCTGGCGCAGGTCGCCGAATGGGCGGTGCCTGAGAAATTTGACGGATCGATGGTCGAGAAATACGACGGCGTGCTTAGGCTCCCGCAGTCCACTCGCTATCCCATGTATGTGGCCGAGGAGTCACCGTGGTTGATCGAACCACTGCGAGCCATGAGCGACTCAACCATTCGCCGAGTGGACGTGCGCGGTCCGGCTGGCTCTGCCAAGTCGCTGATCGGCGAGATCCACTTAGCCTGGTGCATCGACTCAGAGCCGGGCATGTACTACATGGTGGCGCAGAGTGATCCTGACGCCGCCGATTGGCTCGAGGATCGCATCGGGCCAATGCTTAAGGAGAACGAGTTCCTTTCCAAAAAGCTCCCGAGCGACCGCCACAAGCAGCGAGTCCAAAAGATCGTCCTGCCGAGCATGTCCTTCTACTGCGTCGGCGCAAACTTGAGCAACGCGCAGTCCAAGCGCGTCCGATATCTGACTATGGACGAGCCACACATGTACCGGCCTGGCATCATGTCCGCCTTTGAAAAGCGCGTCGAAGGCGTCCGCAACAACAAGATCCTGACGCTCTCCACCGGCTCGGTTTTGGGTGACGAGTCGGACGCATCTTTTATGAACGGCACCTGTGAGGAGTGGACCGTGCCGTGCCCGACCTGCAACCAGTTCCAGCGACTCACCGACGACAAGGATCGCCTCAAGTTCCCACGCACCGAGGAGACGATCACCGAGACAGGCGAATTTGTCTGGTCGAAGATCCTGCCGTTGGTCCGCTACAACTGTCAGCACTGCGGAGTGGACTGGCCACCTGACGAGATCTCTCGACGTCGGCAGGCTGGCCTCGGTCGATACGAGGTGACCAACCCGAACGCTCCAGCGCATCACCGCTCCTTTCACTGGGAGGCTGTCAGCGTCCATTATTTCGAGCTGGGCGCAATGGTCATGGAGAAGCTCAAGGCCAGCGCGGCGGCAAAGCAAGGAGCCATCGAGCCACTCCGCGACTACATCCAGAAGCGTCGAGCCTTGGCGTGGGACGAGTCGCCGAGTGACGCTGAGACCAGCGTGGAGTTTGATCGGATCAAAGGTAACTACCTCAAGCGCGAGATCTTCGACGGAGAGATTGGACGATTCTTAACCATCGACAACCAAGCCGGGCGAGCGAGTAAAGGCGAAGGAGCGCATCGCTGGTACGTCTGCCGTGCCTATGGGCCGACCGAATCCCGCATCATTGACGAGGGACGCATCACGACATGGGAGGAGTTGGAGGAGCTCCGCATCGAGCTCGGCGTGGAGCCTGGCAGGACGCTGGTGGACATTGCCTTTGACACGTCGGCAGTCCAAGAGGTGTGCGTCCGCTACGGCTGGCAAGGTCTGTGGGGCGACTCGACAAACCGCCGAGACTTTCCGCATCACGAGGAATTTAACGGTCAGCGCATCGTTCGCAAATATCCGTTCAGCTCGGTCAACGTAGGTCACGTCGGCATTGGGCAAGGTGGCAAGGTTCGCCAGGCTCGCTACTTTTTCTGGTGCCAGCAACCGATTAAAAACATGTACCACCGCATGCGCGGAGGCATGAGTGCCTATCGATTTACGGCACCGCAAAACGTCAGCAACGAGTATCAGAAGCAGACCAGCGTCGAGTTCAAGCGGCAGGAGGTCGATAAGGCCGGTCAGAAGAAATGGCTATGGACGGTCAGCAAAGGCAAAGCGAACCATCTGCTCGACTGCGATCAGATGAGCTTGGTCAGCGCACTACTCGACCAGCGCATTCGTCGAGTGCTGTTTGCTACAGCCGACCCGGCTGACCTGACGAATGATGGACCGCCACCGGAACCCGCAACCCTCTTGCCCTAATGCGGATATCGCTTATGAGTTGGTCATATGGCCGTCAAAGGAACTCTTGTAGGACTCTCGTCAACCGAACTCACCGAAATCAGAACCGCCGCCGTGACCTGCATAATTGCGAGCTCGGTGCGTGGTGTAAGTTACTCCATCGCAGGACGCTCTTTCAGCTTCCCATCGCTGGAGAGTGCTCAAGACCTGATCCAAGAATGCAACTATGCCGCTGGACTATTGAGCGGTGCGCGGACAATGAACGTGCGAGCAAACTTCAACCGATCGATCGGGCGAGGAACCGCAAACCAATAGACTGACCAATGGCTGCACACTCACCACATAACCCACTCGCCCCTAGCTTTCTGGACCGAGCGATCAGTGCCGTCTCGCCGATGGCAGGCGTGCGTCGCATGGCCGCCAAGCGTCTGCTCCATGAGTTCAAGTATGACGGAGCGTCTTACACCAACCGTCGAGAGAACGCACCGGCACAGATCGCACCCAACTCTTTTCAGGTCCAGCGCGACCGGCTCCAACTGCTTCGCGAAGCCACCGATTTGGAGAACAACTTTGCGCCAGCCAAAACGCTCAACCGCAAATACGCGATGTACGTTGCGCCCCAAGGCTACCACGCGCAGACCGGCGACACCATGCTGGACGCGGCGGTTGAGGAGTGGCTGAACAACGAGTGGTTCCCAAAGTGCGATCACGCAAATCGAGCCGACTTTTTCCGACTGCTCGAGTTCGGTGTCTTGGGCATGAATCGTGGTGGAGACTACGGCTGGACATTTATGCGACCCGGCAGTGATCCGTCGATGTCGCCCGACGAACTGATTCAGTTACCTTTTCGCCTGCAAGCCATTGAGCCAGACCGCCTCGGTGGCGTTTATCAAAACATCGTCAGCGAGGACTACGTCAGTGGCGTGCTGATCGGCGATCACGGTCAGCCTGTCGCCTACCGAGTTTTCAAACGTGGCATGGCGGCTGGTCAGTATACCGACCCCATCGACGTGCCAGCGTCGCAATTCGTCCACTACATGGACGCCATGCAACTGGACGCCTATCGTGGTGTCAGCAAGCTGGACGCCGCCGTGGCTAACCTGCGCGATCTCTACGAGATGATCGAGTTCACCAAGGGCAAAGCAAAGCTGGCCAGTGCACTCACAATCTTCACCAACAGCACCGGCGCCACCGCTGGCATCGGAGCGATGGACGGATACGCATCGAGCCAATTTGACAACCAGCAATCAGCGATGGCGCAAGACATTCAGTTCGGTCAGATCAACCATCTGACCGCCGGGCAGGACATCAAATTTGCCGACACATCTTCGCCCGGTCCTGAGTCGCAATACTTGATGACCATGCTCCTCAAGATGACCTGCATGAGCTACAACCTGCCGTATTCGTTCGGCCTCGACGCCACTAACCTAGGTGGCGTCTCGAGCCGACTGGAGAGTGAGCAAGCCAAGGCCGAGTTCACCAGGGGACAACGAGTGCTGGCACCGCTGGCGCATCGAATGAAGGACGCCGCCTTGATGGACGCCATCGCCAAAGGCATCTTCCCGGTCAGCTCCGCCGACAAGATTTGTCGTGGTCGCTGGAGCTACCGACCGCATCCCCAGCCCGACATCGGGCGGGAGTCGTCAGCCAATGTTTCGCTGTTCCAGAGCGGACTGCTTAACCCACTCAACTACTGGACCGAGGACGCACAAGATCCCGAGAAGGTCGCCAGCGATATGGTGCGCTGGGCAAAGATCAAGCGGGACAAAGCCGCCGCCGAAGGATTCACGGTCGAGGAAGTATTCGGATCTGGCATGGCCAAGCCTACCAACATTTCTCAGAGCGAGTCAGTATCGACCGTGGCACCTACTCCCGGCACCGAGCCTGACGCCACGACCACAAAAGCATCGACGCAAATGGTCACAGAGTTTGACGTCAAGATTGATCCCGAAGACTTACGCGCTGCCACTCTGCGCGAGTTGGTTAGCCTGCTCATGGACAAGATCCCCCGCAACCAAGCCATCGCAGCGGCTTACGCAATTTACGACGGCGACAAGACTCGGGCGCAGTTGCTTAAGGAGGTCGAGTCGCACCTTCAAGGACTACAGAAGGACAAATGAAACCGCCGGAATACATCAGCAACGCCGCCAAGCGCGGACTGGAATTTCTCCGCGCCGGAGAAGGTGGCGATGGCCTGACCGAAGGCACCAAGGACGCCGCCAGGCGCATGGCCTCGGGCGAAGTCAGCGAGGACAAGATCACCAAAGCCAGTGCCTGGGGAGCTCGGCACAAGGTCGATCTGGACGCTGGCAAAAACAGCAACGCCGACGACAAGGAGTGGCCCGGTGCCGGTGCCGTCGCACATTATTTGTGGGGCATCAACCCACTCGATCCGCAGCCAGCTCGAGATTGGTTTGATCGGCAGGCAGAAAAGATCCAGTCAGGCGAAAAACTTACAAGTCACACCATGCCAACATTTCTTTCTACATTCCAAAGCAACGACAGCCAGTCCACATCGGCTTTAGTTGACGAGAAAAACAACTGCATCAACCGCGTCTCCCTGATTTCTGTCGGAGAAGCTAAAGGGCACAAGGACTACGCTGGCAGGCAGATGTATGTGGACCAGACCACTCTGTCTCAAGTTTATAAATCCTGTCTTGAAAAAGGTAGTGTCAAGGTCAAGGCCGACCACGGGAGCGGAGTGTTCTCGACCGCTGGATTCGTGGACAACTTTGTTCTGGAGAATGGGCGAGTCTGCGCTGACCTGCACATTTACGAGAGTGAAGAAGAGGCTGCGAAAATCTTTGAGATCGCTCGCAAGAATCCTACGCACATCGGTATCTCTCTGGAGTTCACCGGAGTGGACGAGGAGGTCGCAAACACTTGTGTAGCAAGGTGCGACGAGGTCATCACCGCATCACTCGTCAGCGATCCTGCTGCCAATAAATCTTTATTCTATTCAGCCATTTACCCCATTGACGAATCTCAACCATCCAATAAAACCAAATCACTAAGCACCAACATTATGGCAACCGACACACCAACCGACTCTCCAAAATCACCGACGACCGACACGGCTGATACCGCTCAGACCTTAGCCAAGTTGGCCGAGGAATTTGCGAATCACATGACGGAGTACAAGGCTTTCAAAAAGGCTTTTGACGACGCACAAATTAACGACACCGATCCCGGCACCGATCCCAACATTACCGTTCCAAACGTGCCGCCGAAAGCAAAAGGAGTGCAAGAGCTGGATATCGACATTGATACCGACGAGGAAGCTAAACAAGAAGCTGACTTAAAAGATGCGATGAAGAAAGCCGCCGAAATGGGCGCGACTCTCGCCATCAAAGCCTTCGCCTCCAAGCTCGGCGTTGTCATTCCCGCTGGCGGCGCAGCCATGCCACTCGCTGGCAAAAAGACCTTTGCCCAAATTGTCGAAACCGAGACCAAGCGTTTCGACGGCGACAAAAACGCAGCCATGCTTCACTGCATCAAAAACTTCAGCACGGAATATGCGGAGTCCCGCAACGTCCGATAATTCACTCAACTTCAACCAACTCAACACTCTCTAAACTATGTCTACGCAAAACGATCTCGGGTTCCGAACCTTTCAGGCTTCTGGAGCCATCTCTGCTTACCTCGTCGTCGACGTCCAGTCGGACGGCACGATCAAAGCCGCCGCTGGCGGTGTCACTCAAGGCATCGGCGTGCTCCAACAGGACATTGCCGACGCTGGCTACGGTGGTGTCAAGCTCTGGACTGCTCCTGGCACATTCATGGCGCAGGTCTCTGGCACCGCGATTACTCCAGGCACCGAGTACGCGGTGATCACCGGCGGCTATATCGGCACCCGCACCGCCACCACTTGGCCGACCGCAGTTGCTGGTCTCCAGGCTGGCGTTGCTTCCGCCGGAATCATCGTCGAATTTATCGGCAAACTCTAATCTACTCAATTCCTCAACCCTTTACTACTTAACTACTTATGGCATACACAAACTCACAAGGGACCCCTAGAGCCGACATATATGCGCTCGTCCAACAGGCAAATGCCGACTTCAACAAGCTCTTCATTGGCGATCAAGTTCTGCCAGTGAAACCCGAAGACGCTCGTCGCGGTATCTACATGAAGGCGAACCTCGGTGCAGCCGAACTCCTCAATGCTGACGCGCAACCACGCGAGCAAGGCAACGGCTACGCTCGCGTCAACCGCGCCTTCTCGACCGACACCTACGACACGCAAGAGTATGGTCTGGAGTCGATTGTGGACGACAGCTACGAAGCTGAAGTCAACCGCTTCATGAATTTGGAAGCAACCGAAGCGATGCTCTTGGAGCGTCAGCTCAAGATCTCCTACGAAGCTCGCGTGGCAAACTTGCTACTTGCGACTGCAAGCTGGAGCGCAACGGCAATCACTCCAGTTGCCGCCTACACCACCGCCGCAGTTGCCACTACCGATCCAGCAAGTGACGTAGACACCGCAAAAACCACCCTCCTCAAGCAAGGATGCATTGCCAACGCGGTGATCATGTCGCAGAACGTGTTCAACCGCCTGCGCCGTGCACAGCTGATGCAGAATCAGATCTACGGCGTTGTGCCTCGTGGAGCCAACCAACGCGCTTTGCCAAGC